GGGCCAGCAGGATGGCGCGGTAGGTCGGCTCGTCCAGGCCCAGCTCGCGCCTGGCCACGTGAACCAGCTTGATCAGCTTGGTGCGGTAGGCGTTCTGTTTGGCGGTGGCCATGTGGGCCGCAGTGGATCGTGGATTTGGCATGGTGCAAGCAGTGGTTGATATAAAGAGAAGGCCCCCGGCCGGTTGGTTCCTGCGCGGGGGCCTTTTGTGATGGGCGGTTGGTCAGAGCACTTGCTGGATTTCTTCAGCCATCTTGCGGCTGGCAGCTATCCAGGCGGTGCGGGATGCCTCCTTCAGCTCGTCCCAAGTCGCAACCTGCTTTCCATCCTTGGGCAGGGCCTGCTGGAACGCCTCGTAGGCGCGTTTGGCGATGGCTTCAAAGCTTTTCATATATCCAATCCAATCTGCTTGGGGGCACCTCGGCCAGACAGGCCCTGGTTGTACTTGGCGCGGGCACCAGCCTCACGGCCGTCGTGCCAGTCTCGGTGCGACACATTGCTGCCTTTGGTGCGGTCAACCGGCTTGGTTTGGCCCATTTGGCTGTGGTTGATTTCCTTGTACCGTTTCAGCAACTGCTGGTTCGTTTCACTCGTTGCAGCGGCAGGCAGCTTGTCTTTCACACCGACGACCCAGCCCATGGCATAGGCATCACCTCGAGCTGACTTCGTCGCAGGCTTGCAGTTTTTCGGCTGCAGCGCCATGTGCGCTTTACGCCCTTTGGCGCACTGGCGCGCCAGCACGTCATAGGCATATGCAGCGATCTCTGCGGCTGGACCCACTCCGATGAACACAAAACTGCGTTGCGTCCGTGTCTGGCCCAACATGGGCCAGCCACGGTGCTGTTGGGTGAAGTACTGGCAGCCAAAGGCTTCAGCGACCACCACACACAGCATCGCTTCCCAGTTCTGCAGAGTGACGTTGTGTGCCTTCGCTCCCTTTTCCTCAACATCCGCCAAACTCACGTCATCGGCCGACAGGCCAAACTGCTCCATCAGCTTTTGTGCTTGGCGCATGGCTGCAGCAGCTTCGTGGGCTTCAGGGCTTGCCGCCAGGGCCAAGCACTTCTTGATTTTCTGGAGTGCTTCGTCGCGGGTCATGCTTGGCCTCCATCCAGAAACGTGACGGCTTCAAGTGGGTAGCGAATGCTGCCACCAGAGACATTTCCCCCTTGGCTACGGCGCTCGTAGAAAACGATGTCGCCTGCTTTCAGCTTTCTGAACTGAAGCACTACTAGGCCTACCCAAGTGAACGCTTGGAATGGCGCACAGCCAATCACCTTGCCCCTGGCATCCAGATCCCAGCGCAGAAAGTCCTGCCCATGGTCTGTGAACACCAAGCGCACCACGATCTTGTCCAGGTGTCGCAAGCGGCGCTGCACAGTGGCAACCACCGTTTTCTGCAAATTGGGTACGGACAAGGCCGCATTGCATTCATCGCGTGAGAACGACGCTACTGCGCGCGCCCGGTCTTCTGCGCTGACGTGGTACAGCTGCCGTCCTTCATGCACCATGGCCTTAAATGGATCGTTTGTTGTGCTCATACGGCCGCCAAGTCCAAAGGAATCGCCTTGTACTGCTCGGAGCTGCCGACGCGCTCGTACACACGCACATAGACGGCCGTACCGGTGGCGTTGATGCTGTCTTTCAGCGCCTCCATCGCCGTTTTCCATTCGGCATCCTCAATGTCGATGCGCAGCAGGTCGAGCACGGCCGAGGTCTTGAGCTGGCCATTGCGCCCAGGCGCAAATGCACGGCTGACCAAGGCTGAGATTTGCGGGTTGGCGCCTTCCGACCAGCGCTTGATGCAAGCCATGATCAGTGTCTTGGCTGCCTCCATCTCTTCGGTGAACTGCAGCACATCGGCCACGGATCGCTGCACCTTGAACTTGCCGTCATATGTGGCGACAGAGATATTGCCCTTCTTGCCGCCCAGCGCCACGTCGTAGCGTTCTCCAGCAATCTTGACCAGGTCGTCAATATCACCCAGCGCCTTCTTTTTGAATGCCGCCAGCTGGGCGCTGATCGCCACGGCCTGCTCAACCAAGGCACGCGCCACCTGGTCGCGCAGCAGATCCTGCTCACGCACGTTGGCGCGGGGCACCAGATGCCCCAGGGCGTTCTGCATGTAGCCTTCGGGAATAGTTTCAGGAATATTTTGGTCCATGGTTTGTCGAGCCTTATTGGATGGCGGTGGGTAAATCGGAGGGGAACTGGTGCGGCTGGTGCTCTGGCACTGGCGGCGCGTGTGGCGTGGCAATCAGCTGTCCGGCATACGCTGCCAGGGCGTAGCCGATGTCGCGTTGCGCCTCGGGCGGCAGGTTTTTGCAAGTGCCGCGGTGCATAGTCAATGCCGCGTGCATGACCACCGAAGCGCACAAAGTGCGGTCTTTGAGCACCTTGTGAAAAATCTCCTGTGCCAGGGCATGCGCCATCTGCTCTAGCTCTTGCACGCTGTGGGGGGCGCGGTTGTCGATCTCCATCAGATAGCCCCCCGGCTTGGGCAGCTCAGAAAGTCCATCGAACCGGCGCGGGTCGGCGCAGCCTCCCAGCCTTTCCAGACCGGGGCCTCGTACACGTTGTCGCGGCGGGCTGGCAGCACGCCTGGCGCAGGGCCGGTCACCACGTCCCGTGGGCGGCCGACGCCGCGCTTGGCCGACGGTGGCGGCGGCACCTGCAGGCCAATGCTGGGCAGCTTGGTGTAGGCATTGGGGTTCACGCGCCAAGCGCGCTCCCCCTGGCCGACCGTCATCTTTTGCACCCACCACCCTTGCTCCAGGTTGGAGAGGCGGCGTTGCAGATCGTGGCGGTTTTCCGAGGGGAAGGCCGCCAGCAGTGCGGTCACCGTGCGAGGGCCGTTTTCGGCCAGGTGCTTGATCAGGCGAATGCTCTCGCGCCCCATCTGTGTGTTGCTCATAGCTGAACTCCCAACAAAACAGGTTGTGCAGGCTTGGTCTCCTGCGCTTCTTGCTCTTCCTGGTAGCCCATGCACATGCTGTATCCGGCCTTCATGCCCTCCAGGTGAGAGCTGTCCAGCAGTGCATCGCTGGGCAGCTTCCCCACCACATGGGCCAGGGCCAGCACGCAGGCAACCAGGGACACACCCAGCCAGACGACCAGCGATGTCATCGGGTGCACGCGGCTCTTGCGGCGGACGTTCATGCCACCTCCCGGCGACGTGGCACGGCAGCAAGCACGCCCTCGTCTTCGTAGATCAGGAAGGCCATGTCGATGGCGGCACAGTCGCTGCTGAAAATGCCGCTCATGACCGCGCGCTGGCGGTTGCCCAGGGTGATCAAAACTTGGTAGCTGTGCATGTCAGTCCCCTTGGATGGCGGCTTGCACCAGGGCGCCGGTCACCAGGGGCGCACCGATCTGCACCGCCTTGTTCATGGCGCAGGTCACCAGGTTGTTGATCGCCAGCGGGTAGCACAGCGACTGCATGCCCGCCTGCTTCTTGCCTGCATGCGTTTCATTGACCGTGCGGCGCAGCACGGCCCGGATGGCGTCGATCGCATCGGGTGCCAGCACCTTGCTGACGTCGGCCCCAACGCGCTTGAACTTGTGTGCCAGGTACTCAGGCACGTTGTTGTCCAGTGGCGGCAGCGTCACCAGCTCGCAACGCTGAACCACTTCGCGCACCTCGGGGTTCTTCTCGCTCAGCTTGCGGCCCAGCTCGGGCTGCCCGATCAACAGGATGGACAGCAGCTTCTTGAAGCCATCCTCCAGCTCGTAGAAGCGCTTGAGGCTCTTGAGGGTCGGCACCGCCAGGTCGTGCGCCTCCTCAATGATCAGCACATGCTTGTTGCCCACCCGTGCGCTCTCGCGCAAGATGGAGTGCATCTGCTCCGTGCGGCGCTCATGGCTGGCGCGGGGCGCCACACTGGGCGCCAAGGCGCGGATCACGGCCCCAGTGATGTCGCCGGCCAGCAGGGGGCGCCCCGCCTTGCTGCTGGCACTCATGCCCACCACATACGGCTCAATCACCGTCACGCTTTCGGGGAGCGTGTCGACCCAGGCCAGCAAATCCTTGCGGATCGTGCTCTTGCCGCTGCCCGACTCGCCCACCACAGCCAGCATGCCGCCGTGTTGGGAGGTCTGGCGCACAGAAGCGCGCACGTAGCGGATGTCGTCACTCACAAACACGTCCTCCGTGCCGCCCATTTCATTCACAAACGGGTCTTTTACAATCCGAAAGTGCTGTCGTGCCTCTTGGGTCAGGCGTTGGTGTCTCAATAGCATCGTCAAATCCTCCTGCTCTGGGTTGGCCTGCTGGCCGTGGGACAAAAGGGCTCCTGCCGCGCTGCAACGCGGCGGGAGTGCTCCCTCGAATAAATCGTCAAATGCGTGCAGGACCTGCTCTTCGGTGGCGCCATGTGCAAGCAGGAACTGCTCAATTCGGGGCCGCATCACCGTTTCGTTGGTGGCGGCCGTTTTGGGCCATTTGTTGTATTTGCAGATCAAACTGATCGTGGCCTTGCTCACCTTGCAGTGACGGCCCAGCGCGGTCTGCGTCTGCTTCAGCTCCACCAGCAAATCGCCCAATGCCAACTTGAAGTAACCGGTTGCCATATCTCTGCGCTCCTCCTCATACCGCCCGCAAGCCACCAGCAGCGCGCAGCGGCTGCTCATGGACCTGCACGGGGTTCTTGAATTGATCAATCAGCGACTGGACCTGGTCTTCGGGCACGCCGTCCTTGAAGCGGGCATGCATGAAGGTGTGTTCCTCGGCCGTCAAATGGCGGCCCAGCTCGGCACTGATGCGCAGCATCACCGTCACCGCATCCAGCAGCTCGGGCGCTGCGGGCTGGGCGTGGGCCGGGGTGGCGATCTCGGTGCCAGGGCGCTGCAGGTAGCTGGGGTGCTCCACCTCGGCCAGGTAGCTGTGGGCGCGGATCTCGCCCCCAAAGGGCACGGCCTTCTTTTGACGGGCCTGGGCCGCGTCCTGGCCCGGAAACGCCAGCTCGTCCATGGACTTGCCGGCCACCTCGGCGGGGGTGGCAGCGTGGCTCTTGAACTCCTCGCCAAACACCGCAGCGGTCAGTGGGCGGCCGAAGTCATCAAACTCCGTCTGCGGCTCCACCCGGTACACCAGGGGCTCACCATCAAACCGGGGCAGCTCAATCTGGATCGCCTGTTCCCCGTAGACCAGGGGGCGCACACTCACGGTGTCACCCACGTTCACGCCGTTCAAACCGTCCAGTGAGTAGCTCATGGAGCGTTCGGCCTTGGGGTGCTTGTAGCTGATGCACAGGTGGCCATCCACCTTGCGCTCCACTTCCTTGCCGGTCATCAGGGCGCGGCACACCTCCACATCGGGCAGCAGGCGCAGCTCTTCGCTGCGGATGCGCTGCCACAGGTCATAGCGGGCCATCGGCGCAGCCAGGCCATCACGGCGCAGGCGAGTGTCCTGGCCGGGGATCAGGTTGGCGTTGTAGGCCTCGGCCCAGGCCGTCGCGGCCGCATTCAGCGCCCCGATGTTGTCCACGGGCTCAAAGCGCAGGCGGCTTTCAAACTGTGTTTCCACAATGTTGTTGCTGCCTTCGACGCCACCCTTGGCGCGGGCATTGCCCGCCTGGTGGGTCTCGCTTTTGCATTCCAGGCTCTTGAGCAGGCACTGGATCGCCGTGGCCGTGTTGGCGCTGCCCTTGTCCCAGAACAGGAGCTTGGGCACACCGTGGAACAGCACGCCGTCTTGCTTGCCCCAGGCCTGCATCAAAAAATTGAACAGGTTGGCCTGGCTCTCGCCGGCTGCCTCGCAGTACCAGACGAAGATGGCGCCGCTGGCCATGTCCCACAGCACATAACGCCACACCTTGAACTTCACCTTGGCGAAGTTTTCCAGCTTGTTCTTGTAGAACTCGCGGTCCTCCATGATGTGCTGGCGACCGTTCAGGTAGTACACCAGGCACAGGCTGGGGTCCACCTGGTGCACATGGTTGGGGTGCAGCGCACGTAGCTGCTGGGCCGGGGCGGCCTGCCGTTGGGCCTGCACATTCAGGCCGCGCTCGCGCATCAGCTTGTTCAGGTGGGCATTGCTCACACCCACTGGCAGGCCATTGGCCTCCAGCACGCTGCGGGCCACAGGTGTGTGCATGGTCTGCTTGCCGTTGTCGCGCACGCTCTCGCGCTGCACTGTGGCCAGGGTCAGCAGCGCGTCGCTGCTCACACTGGTGCTGCCCTTGTCGGTGCGGCACTTGCGGCCACTCTCCCAGCCCGCCACCTTCTTCAGCTGGCGGTACACCGTCTGTTTGCTCATGCCCAGGAACTCTGCCGCCTGGTCCACCAGCTGGCCGCTGGTGCCGTGGGCGGCACCTTCCAGCTCGCGGGCCAGTTGCCGCAGGTAATCGCAGGTTGCGGGGGTCAGTGCCATGTCTTCGGGCTCCGTCGTCATGGCTTAAGCGGCTTGCACCAGGTTGTGGCCGTACTCGTCGTGCAGGCGCTGCTGCAGGCTGTTCACGTTGGCGGCCAGGCGGACCACACCGTCGTACAGCTTTTGTGCTGCTGCCTGCACCTCCAGGGGCATCGGGGTGATCACCTCGGGGTCATAGCCTGGCATCTGCGTGGCTTCTTCCAGCCACCAGGCGTCCAGGGCTTGGGCTTGCTGGGTCAAATCCAGCAAAGCGCTGGCGGCTTCGTTGTGTGCCTTGTCCGATGCGGACATAAAGTCGGCCAGGCGCTCATTCAAAGGCTGCAACTTGGGGCCGGTCTTGAGGGCCTTCTCCAGCTTGTCCGCGCGCTGCATTTCCTTGTCGCGCTTCTCGGCGATGAACTTGTTGTCCTCTTTCGACTGGCGCAAGGCGGAGCGCAGTTCCTTGACCGACATCGTGGCAATTGCGTCCAGCTTCAGCTCGCCGGTTTCCCCCGTGAGTGCCAGCTCATCAATCTGCTCATCGTCCAGAACCAGCATTTCGAACAGCTTGGACTGCGAGTCGACCGACTTCAAAAGCGTCGACGTCGACGCTTTTGAGAACTTCATGGCCGACTGCATGAACTTCTGAGCGACTCGCGCTTCAATCCCGAGAACCTCCAGACGTGCAACAAAGCTGCCATGCACGCACACGGCCTTGAGGGCGACCAAGCCGCGCCCGACCTCCAGGCAGGCCTCCACGCTGCGCCGCATGTTGGCGGCAATGTCACGTTGGATCAGGTCGGCGTCAATACAGTCGCCTGGCAACTGGTAGCCCACTTGCAAGGCGATGGCGCGCACGCGGGCCTGCATCTGCTGCTCTTCCACAGCCAGCGCATCCTGCGTCTGCTCAATCCTGGCCACAGCGTTGGTGCTCAACACCACATCGGTCACGGGTTCTTGGGTTTTGTTGGCGGTACGTCCCATGTTTCTCTCCTGGTAATCAATAGCTGCTGGTCATGGATTGGCGGCGGTCATCCAGGCGCGTCTGCGCTTTGTCGAATGCATCCGCCACCTTGAAAGTCAGGCGCGTGAACTGCGCCGTGGGGTAAAAACGCCCGGTCTCCTCCGACTTGCGGCACCAGCCGTAGGCAATCAGGGTCCGGGTGGCGCGGGTCACGGCTACGACGCTCAACTTGCAGGCGTCGGATATGTCTTTGTTGCTGGCGCCTTGCTCGGCATAGCCGCACAGGGCATCCAGAACCTTCAAGACCGGTATCGCGCTTTGGGTGATGGGGTGATCGGTGCTCATTGGTCAAACTCCAGCTCGGGCGTCCTGAACAGGCCCACGTTGTGGTGTTGAAAAGCCACCTGCTCCAGGTGGCGCTGCAGCTGCTCCAGCAGGGCCTGCGTGTCGACCGACGCTGGGTTGGCATAGAAAGCCGCCAGCTGCGTCATCGCCGCGCTGCAGTCCGACGTGATCTGCAGCAGCTCTTCCTGGTTGACCTTGGTGCCTTTGGGCATGGGTATCACCATGCGGCCGGCCGATGCCGCCAGCCAGTCGCTCACAAAGTTCGCGCCGCAGGCCAGCTCAAAAGTCGGGATCAGGACCGCGGGCATGCGCCCCTTGCTCAGCCAGCCATACAGCGAGTCTTCGGAGGCCCCCATAAGGTCGGCAATCCGTGCGACAGACAGCCCCCGCTTTTCCAGGGCGTAGTCCTTGCAGCCGCGCAAAGCGTCCGTCAGGCTGTTGGGGCGAAAGCGTTTCCAATTACGTGGCGGCATTCGAAGGCCCTCCCAAAACCGGATTCCAAACAAAAATCTGCACTGAAAGGCGTGGGGCTCGGACACTGGCAGCAACCAACAACCGGGAGCGAACCAATGGCCGAAAACGTCGAACTTTCTTTGCTGGAGAGGCTGGTGCACCGCGAGGTGCAGGCGCAGTTGCAGCCGCTGCACGCTCAGCTGTGGTCTCACCACTGGGTGCTGACAGAGCTGGTGCGCCAGCTGCCTCGTCCTGCAGTGCTGGCTGCTGCCCAGCGGCTGGACCAGATGTGCCAATTACTCCCAG